GGTTACGCAAGTTTGAAAACTGGTCTAGACGAATACTTCCTTCCTCGCCTCAACATCGCTAAGTACTCCACTGTTTGTGTGGGTGCTATCGTGTACGGCAAGATCCAAAAGATTTGTCGTTTGGCAAAGAAGGGAGTCGCCGAAACCGTCGATTTCTTCGTGACTCGATACCGTTCTTTCATCAACTGGTGGTCGAAGACGAGGTGTTTCCTTGTACTTCTGTCATGTGCAGCTGGGTACGCTGCAAGCGTAATGGTGAGGAGAGAAAATGTAAGACGTGAAAATCTTTCAGATTATTTCCCACCCGATCAGCTCACACCACCAGCACCACAACCACTGCCACGCACATCGGTCGAGCACTATGGTAATACTCCTAAGACGCAGACGCGCAGAGTAAATACCATCCACACAGGCAGTGCTCGACACGCACCACCACAGGTGTTCCAGATGCAGAGTGCCGAGGAGGAAGCTCTTCATCCCCGGTTCCTCGAACATTCGGTTTCACTTGCACACTCCCACCCTGCCCAGACGGTTCGTCTCGTTTTCGAAGTAGAACGCGAAAACGTACCCAACACCAATGCCTACGGAAATGGACTCATCGTGAATGAGAACACACTGATGACGGCATGTCACATCTACAAGGGAAATGCGAAGCTGAAAAGTCTCTCATTTGTCTACAGAAACATCCGTCACAAGTTCGATAAGAGGGAATTATCTTTCCTCGACTTCGAGCAATCAGATGTGCGTTTCATTCGTGTGCCACTCGCCAAATTCGGCACCTCAGCGCGCAACATCACCGGCAAGTTCATCGAAGACATTCATGATTCGGATGTGTGGGATTCTCTCCTCACAAACGAAGCCATGCGTGTCAGTCGTGACGTGAACAACTGTGTGATGATTTGTCATTCTTCGCGCAATGTGGTCGAAAGTGTCGATATCGAAGGAAAGGTGAAGGACGCCTACTTGACTGGCATTGGCTACAGTGTAGCCGGGATGAGTGGTAGTCCTGTGATAGCTTCTGTGACCGGACAAGTCATTGGAGTTCATTGCATGTTTATCGCTTCTCCCAACAATGGATGTATAGGATCCGTCCTTGCAGCCATAGTCAGTCGAGAGGAAGTTCTAGCCGCCATCGAAGCACTCGATAATGGAGTCGGTTCCGTAGCTCGTCTCACTAGTTTCCCAGATGCACCAATTCACCGTGGAGTTCTAGTCGATCAAGTTGGTCTCGAAGGAGAAAACTCGATTGACTTGTACTACGCAGTGTCCGATTACATCGACGGTGTCATCCCTCCAACGTGGGGAAACAGAGATGAGAAGGACCTGAAAGCTCTCCTGGAAAGAGGAGCTTTCAAACGGACAAGGAGCGTCGATCAGATCCACCCTTATCAGTACGTCAACAAGACGTTGATGGACGAGACAATGATTGCGCACGGCCACCAGTCGTACGAATCTGACGTCGTCCCGATAGGGTGGTTCCCTCGACGCAACAACCAGAC